GCAGGCTATGAGTGGACTGGATAAGAAACGATGCGAGACTTGCGAATGTTACGATTGCGACTGCGAAGATTGTTCTTGCGATTGCCATCATAATGATAGAGTTTCTACTGATCTTCATGATAGACGACAAGATAGTGAATCAGACACAAAGGTTTAAAAGTGTCGATGATTGTTTGTATTTTGCAGAACGTCTAACTAGACAACCTGCAATACCACACGAGGATGGAAACAAAAAGATAACAGCATATTGTAAACCAATAAACAGGTAAGGGGAATACCATGTTAGCAGAATTAGCTGCGGCCAACGCTGCTTTCGGAATAATAAAAAGTTTCGTGTCAAACGGAAAAGAACTAAGTGGATGTGTGCAACAGATATCAGATTTTGTATTTTCAAAAGAAGAGTTAGAAAAGAAAGCAAGTAAAAAAAAGCTAAAAGGTGGTGGCACAGATATAGAAGAGTTCATGGCTCTTGAGCAAATACGAGAGAAAGAAGAAGAACTCAAGAAGATGATGATCTACTTAGGCAGACCCGGACTTTGGCAAGATTGGCAAAGATTTCAAGTAGAAGCACGAAAAGCCAGACGGCATCAAGAGAAAATGGAACAAAAACGTAGAGAAGAACTTATGGAGTACGTAGGTTACGGAATTGCAGCTCTAGGTTTAATATTTTTGGCAGGTTTAATGGCGTGGTTTGTAGGTAAGTGGGTAGGTAGATTTTAGTATCTACATCTTGACAATTTAACAGTCTATCTGTATAATCCTAAAAAGGAGTACCCCTATGAAAAAACTAGCCGCACAAGCACTAGCTTTTCAATACCAACTACAAATTGAAAATGCACAAGCTGTATTAAATAATAACAACGCAGCTTTAAATTTAATCGATCAAGCACTACACGAAGTTATAAATGCAAACGAAAAACTAAAAGTTTTAAATACCATGATGCAGAACGTAGTGAAAGAAGTAGAAGAGAAGGATGCTTCATAATGCCACATTATACAAAGGATCTCAAAGAAGTTATAAAAGGTTTAAAAAAAGCTTCTAAGCTACATGCAGGTCAAGCTAAAATATTAGAAAAAATAGAAAAAGATCAAAGACAAAGATATAAGAATCAGCATGTCAAAAAAAAGAGATCCTAAAGTTGGCACAGGCAAAAAGCCAAAGGGTAGCGACAGACGTTTATACACAGATGAAAACCCTAAAGACACAGTTAGCATCAAATTCGCTACACCTGCTGACGCTAGAGCAACGGTTGCAAAAATTAAAAGAATCAAGAAACCGTATGCGAGAAAGATACAAATCCTTACAGTCATGGAGCAACGTGCAAAAGTGATGGGTAAGACAGAAGTCGTAGCAATAGCAAAACGAGCAAAAGAACAATTAAAGAAAGCACATAAAAAGTGACATGGTATAAAGTAATTAAATTAAAAAAAAAATTTACGACTACTTATACCTTTATTTAACACCAAACCTTACAAACTACTAACTCAAGAACAAGTAGCAGACATTAACAAAAAACTAAATAGTCCTATTCGTAAAGCTAAAAAAAGAAAAGATTATTTAGAAACTAAAAAAGTCCAAGAGAAGTTAAAACATGGCGAGCAGTTATCTAGTATTAATAAACAACGTGCTGAGAGATCTGAACGAAGTCGAGTTAACAAGTAGTACATTTAGTTCATCTCGTGGCATACAAACTGCAGTAAAAGATTACGTTAATCGTGGAATAGATGACATAATAAACGCAGATACCGAGTGGCCCTTTACGGTTATTAACAAAAGTTTTACAACCACTGCAGGCACACGTCTTTACACTAGATCTGCACTAAGCACAACAAACACAAAGACAGTAGACTTTGATAGTTTTACATTTCTTGAAGCTGCAGACAAGAAAGAAACTACACTTGAGTTTATAACTTACAGTGAATATCTTGACAATTACCACGAAAGAGACACAGATCCGACAGGTAATTCACGAGCCATACCAGTGTATGTTTACGAAGATCCACAAAATAATATTGGTCTATCTCCTGTGCCTGATAAAAGCACATATACTGTGAAATATTATTATTATGCCACTCACACAGCATTAAGCAGTGCAACAGATGAATCCACCATACCTGAAAGATTTGAAAACGTAATAATAGAACGAGCAAAGTATTATGCTTTTACTTTGCGTGGTGAAACACAAAATGCACAACTTGCACAAATGCAATTTGAAAAATCGATTAAACGTATGCGTGTAGAACTAATTAACAAACAATTATATATGAGAGCCGTCTAATGCCAGAGCTAAGTCAGACAGGTGCGTTTCCATTTGTATGTGAAGGTGGGTTAGTCC